GACAGCGCAACCGGCAATTTCCTGTCGTTTGGAGCGGGGTCGCTTTTAAGCGTAATTTTGCCTGACGGAAGCACCGAAGCCCGTGCGGTAATTTCTGGCGGTATTTATGTTGATGATTTATACATTGAAGAAAGCTATTACGCTATCAATCAGCTGACAGTTGAGCAGGCGTATAGCACACAACCTTTGGTTAATAGCATTTGGCTGCTTGAAAAAACCGGCTTGTCGGGTGTGCAGTATGTAGAGCCAGGTTATGTGCTTTACAGCGAAGACAATCAGGTTTTATACGTTGAAAGTTCACGCACTGGATCGGACGTGCAACCAACAACATGGAAGGTTGTCAGCATTGAAGAAGAAGACGATGTGAACTACAACGTAACTGCGTTGTCACACAACCCGTCCAAGTACGCAAACGTTGAAACCAACGAACCTCTTGCAACCTTCGACGTCACAAACCTCAACGAGCCTCCTGGTCAAGTGCAGAACTTGCGAGTTCTCAAGGTTGCACTGGTCAGCGGCGAAACGGTGCAAGAAGTGGTCACTAGCGTTAACGGCAGGATGTCGGTCAAAATTGCCATTGCTTGGCAGGCCGCAAAAGATGCTCTGCTTTACGAAGTTTCATATCGGCACGATGACGATAACGTTACTGTTCAAAGGATACAAGGCACGACTCTTGATATTCCTAACGTAAAACGAGGTAACTACGTAATTTCTGTAACTCCTTTGCGAGGGGTTTTGCGCGGACCTACTTCTCAAATTACTTATGAAGTAGTCGGAGCGTCTAGAAAAAATCCAGACAATGTCACAGGGTTAAAGTTTACTCGTACCACCGATCTTACCGGCATTTTGTCCTGGGACAAGGTGAAAGATCCGTCAATTATTGGTGGCGGCAAAATTTTAGTCAACTACGACTCGCGTACATCAGGCGCTACATGGGAAAGCAGTAATCCTATTTTTGAGCCAGTCTCAGGCGATCAAAACAGCGTCACGATTCCTTTGTCGCCTGGCACGTATTTTGTAAAAGCAGAAACAGAAAATTTGGACGACTTGCCAGCACTGAGGTCTGCGACTGCTGCGGAAGTTGTAGTTAGTGAATCCGCAGTTCAAACAACCGGACTTTTTGGCTCTACTGTTGAGGAATCAGACAACACTACTCTTTTTCTTAGCGATATTGTCTCAACCTTTGCGTATGGATACCCAGAAAACTTGTTCTTAAGCAGCTACACAATTGACCCTCCAGCGCCCAAGAAAAGATATGCAGATACGGACTCAAAAGCTTTGCGTTACGTAGAGGTTGACCCTGCGAACCATACAACATACACAGACGAAGAAAGTGCTCACCTGATGGTTGCGACTGAATTGTATGTTGCGATGGATTATGCGGTTGGAAACTATTACAACTACGACGGGACTGGCGAATACGTTTTAAGAGGCATTGGCTTTGCTGTTAGTGAACTCGACCACCTAGACGGTGTTGGAATTATACTCAGCATAGATAAAGTGTTTGACTTGTTTTTGCGCCATGAATTAACAACAACGCCTGGTAAGCGTTCTGGTTCGTTTGACACTGCTTCCGGCTTATTCAACCAAAGGCGAGGCTTGTTTGATGGTGGTTCGGCTATTGACGTTACTTCCTGTCGAAATTACATTAGAAATACCTTTGGAAACGCAACTGGTCTTGGTGCAAGCTTTAGCGAGTGGGAAGAATTCACACGTACGGTTGCCGTAGGAACAGCGTTTCAAACAAAAATTGTCCTTAGCGCCGGAGACGCCGACAGCACACTTAGCGTTGAGCAGCTCAAACTTGAAGCCTTACTGCCTGAAGAGATTCAAAGAGGTACTGGAACGTCAGGCACTGCTGTGACATTTGACAACCCGTTTGGCGCAGGCACTCCAACGGTTGTCGTGCAGGCGGACGATTTAGGTACAGACGGAAAGGTTGTTCTCACCAGCGTCTCAACAACTGGTTTCACCGCCACCTTGACAGGTGCAACCAGCACGGGCTTTAGTTACACTGCAACTGGATTCGGAAAAGGCAGGACACCTTAATGAGCCAGCCAAGTGACAAGGCCATAGGCAACGTCAATTTTCCGCAGTTTCGGGCGGATCTAAATGACGGCTTGGATGCCCTGTTTACCAATAACAGCGGCTCAAGCGAGCCTGCTGCTTTGGCTGATTCAGACTTTGCCCACTACCTTGACACGACCGACAACACGTTCAAGATCAAGGACAGCACCAGCGGTGGCACTGGAACGTATTTAGACCTTTACAAGCTGCAAGGTGGTGAAGTTCGCCTGCAGGGCAACATCACAGATGCGCTACCTGCTATTGGCAGCTTTGATGGCTTGCAGACTGGAACAAAAAAAGCGCTACTCGTTGATTCGGCTGGAACACGCAGCTATGGTCTTGCGGCGCCTTACCGGCATCACGCTCAAGTTCTTGCCCTCGAAGACAGTGACGCAAGCGGCGGAAACATTCAGGGCGCAATCACGCAAAACGTTTATGTGCCTAGAAAATTCAACTGGGTAGAGTTTGACACTGGCGAACAAGTCTCAATAAACACAGGGCAACCAGGCAATGAGCTGCAGACTGCTGTTTTTGGCGCTAAGTCTGCCAATCAAGTCAAAAACGGAACAGGCACAACAGTAAAGCTAAAAGCAGGTACGCATTTTATAACGGCGTATGCCCAAATTTATGACGCCGCTAGGGTCGTTTTAAGGTTTTACGATGTAACCAATCAAGCATATATAGGCAAGCCCAGCATGGTTCACTGGGCAATGTACACCATTGCTGAGACCGCTACTGTCGCAACCATATCAGCCAGGGTCACTTTTGCCGCAAATACAGATATTCAGCTCCATCAAATAGTCCAAAGAACTAGCGGCATATATGGCTTAGGTTTTGGCTATTCAGACATGACAACATTGACTAATGCCAATGTTGAAGTGGTGATATCCAAAATGGAAATTTATACGGTGTAACCATGTCAGTTCAACCTGGAACGTACAACTTCACAGTTCAGCGCCGCGCTGACTACTCGCTGTTGTTGCAGTTTAAGGACAGCAACAATGCAGTAATTGACTTAACGGGTTACACCGCGTATGCCCAGGTCTGGAACGAAAACCGCACCACTAAATACGCCGATTTTTCCATCGCCTACACGGACAGAAGTAACGGTCAGATTGCGATTAGTTTGACCGACACGCAGACCGCAGCGTTCACGCCTGACGAATTGCGTTATGACGTTCTGCTTGAAGACGCCTCGGGCAATCGAGAGTACTACCTTGAAGGTGTGATCTACGTCAGCCAGGGGTATACAGCACCATGACAACAGTCAACGTCACCAAGACTGAAAACACCGTCAGCGTCACGACGGAAGGCAAGACAACCGTTGTCAAAACACCTGTAACGACAACAGTTACTGCGACGACTACTGGACCGCAAGGTCCCCAAGGACCACAAGGCGCATCTGGAATTACTGTTTCAGATTCGGCTAAAGTAGACAAAAGCGTCGTCTATTACGACAGCACTGCTGGCACGTACAAGGCTGACGATACCTGGACCATTTCGACCATTGTCCTTGGAGGCAATTTCTAAGCCATGGCCAACACCATCCGCCTAAAGAAACGCGCTGCTGGTGGTTCGGCAGGCGCTCCAAGCAGCCTTGCGCCGTCAGAACCGGCGTACTCAGAAGTCGATAATATCCTGTATTACGGTTACGGGGACGCAGGCGGAGGTGCAGCCAGCAGTGTTATTGCGATTGCAGGCTCTGGAGCATATGCAACGCTGACCGGCAACCAGACTATTTCCGGCAACAAGACCTATACAGGCACGCTGGATTTTAGTGGCGCAACGATTGCCACATTTGAGACGACAGGCAACGTCACTGTTGGCGGCGATTTGGTCGTTAATGGTACGACCACGACCGTGAACTCGACCACGGTGACGGTGGATGACAAAAACATCGAGCTTGGTTCTGTCGCTACTCCGACAGACACAACCGCCGACGGTGGAGGCCTGACACTTAAAGGATCGTCTGACCACACGATCATTTGGACCAACAGCACTGACAGCTGGGACTTTTCGGAGCATGTCAACCTTGCTTCCGGCAAAGAGTTCAAGATCAATGGCACCAGCGTTCTTAGCGGCAGCACTCTTGGTTCTGGTGTTACTGCTTCCAGCCTGACTTCCGTCGGCACCATCGCCACTGGTGTTTGGAACGGCACGGCAATCGGTTATGCCTACGGCGGCACCGGCCTTACTGCTGCTCCAAGCAACGGCCAACTTGCAATCGGCAATGGCAGTGGCTACACGCTTGCCACGCTGACGGCTGGTAGCAACATCACCATTACCGAAGGTAGTGGCTCGATCACAATTGCCTCGACAGACACCAACACCACTTACATCGCTGGTGATGGCCTTGATCTGACGGGCACTGTCTTCAGCGCAGACATAAAAGCCGGCGGCGGCCTTGTAATTGAATCGACTGAACTAGCTGTCGATCTTGGAGCATCTGCAATCACCGGAACGCTTGCGGTTGGCGATGGTGGTACTGGCGCAACGACCCTGACCGGCATCTTGAAAGGCAACGGCACCAGTGCATTTACTGCCGCTACCGAGGGTACTGACTACCTGTCCAACAACTCAACTGTTGACGGTGGAACGTTCTGATGGCGAATGTAATCCGTCACAAGCGCGGCACCAGCGATCCTGTTGCTGGTGATTTCAGCCAAACTGCTGAGCTGCTGATCAACACGTCTGACGGCGGCTTGTTCACCAAAACAGACGGTGGTTCAGTTGTTGAGATCGGCGCCTCAGCGGCGGCAGCAGATTATCTCAGCAACCCGCAAACGCTTTCGTCTAACACGACAATCGCGTCCAGCACTAATGCTGGTGTGCTTGGGCCAAGTTACACTGTCGCTACAGGCGTCACGCTTACTATCTCGACCGGTTCTTTCTTCACGGTGATTTGACATGGCTGGAACGCTAGTTGCAGATTCAATCCAGCATTCTGATGCTACGTCTACCGCGACGAACGTACTGGCGGCAACAAATGCAGCGCAAAGCTTTACGGCACAGCAGACCTTCGCTGAGCTGAAGGAAACAACCTATAGCTTGACCGGAACGGACATCGATCCAGCCAACGGCAGTATTCAGAGTAAGACTGTCGCGGCAAACACGACGTTTACCGAATCGCTTGAAGCCGGTCAAACTGTTGTGCTGCTGCTTAACGCTGGAGCGAGCTATACAATCACCTGGCCAACGTTGACTTGGGTAACTGGCTCAGGAAATAGCGCACCAACACTGACTGCAAACGATGTGTTTGTGTTTTGGAAAGTTAGCACTACTTTGTATGGTGCGTATGTCGGGAGCTACGCCTGATGCTTGGAAAAACACTTCAACTTGCAGCTGCTGGCAATGTCGGTGGTGATGCTTACTGGATCGCCACGCTAGGTGGGACAGGCACTGATTATGAAGTAGAAGCAATAAGTGTAAACAGCGCTGGAGATGTTTACGGTGTTTTGAGCACAAACTCTGAAGGTGCGGGAGGGTACGACGCCGTAGTCGTTAAATACAACTCTTCAGGCGTGCTGCAGTGGCAACGAAGAATAGGCGGTTCTAGCAACGAATTTTTCCAAGGAATGGCAATAGATGACTCGGGCAACATTTATGCTGTTGGAAGCACTGCATCTTACGAAAGCGGCACTAGTGCTTATATTGTCAAATACAACAGCTCAGGAGCTGTCCAGTGGCAACGCGCTCTGTATTCAACTTCAACCATTGATTTGCGTAAAGTTGCTGTAGATAGCTCAAGCAGCAATATATACGCCGTTGGATTTACAAGCGCTTTAAGTAGCGGCGGCAATGACGTTTTTATTTGCAAATACAGCGTCTCTGGAGTGCTTCAATGGCAAAGGCGCTTGGGGGGAACGAGTAATGACGATGGCAGTGGCATTGCGTTAGATGGCTCGGACAACGTTTACATTCAATACCAGCACAGTTCTGGACAAGGAGGATATGATCTAGGAATCGCTAAATACAACTCGTCTGGAGTTATTCAGTGGCAGCGTTCACTCGGCGGGACAAGCAACGAATCTGGTGCAGGCTTAGCGATAGATAGTTCAGACAATATCTACATCCCGGCGATGACGGTTTCGGAGGGTCAAGGCAGTTATGACGCTGGCGTCGCTAAATACAATTCGTCTGGAGCTATTCAATGGCAACGCATTATTGGCGGTACTGGCAGTGATAATGTCAGCGATTTAGCAGTAGATTCCTCGGGTAATGTTTACGTGTTTGGAACTACCCTTTCTGCTGGAGCTGGAAGTCAAGACACGCTTATTGTTAAGTACAACAGCTCTGGCGTTGTCCAATGGCAGCGCTCTTTTGGGACTACTTCATACGAATACGCAGGTGGGATTGCTGTAGACAGCTCTAACAACTTGTATTTTGGCGGCAGGTCAAATGTAACCGGAAATTACGACAGCTTTATCGTAAAAGTACCATCGGACGGGTCTTTGACTGGCACGTATGGAAACTTCGTCTACGCATCGACTTCTCTGACGACTGCAACCTCAACGCTAACCGATGCAGCGTCAACACTGACAGACCAAGAGTCGTTTTTTAGCGGCACTATCTGGGATGATGTTGCGAACGCAAGTCACGTTCGATTTGATGATGTAAATTCTGGCGGCAATGATGTCAGAGGATTGTTTTTTAAGTCCGATGGGACGAAAGTCTACATGTTGCGTAGCAACAAGACAATAATTCAAACCACCTTGTCAACCGCTTGGGACATTAGCACCCACGGAAGTATTGACTACACGTTTCCAGCTTCCTCGTTCCATGTCTATCACGATGCTCCATGGGGGCTCTTCATAAGCCCAGACGGGACACAGCTTTATAGCACAGATGACTCTTACAACGCTTTAATTCAATACTCGATGTCAACTGCGTGGGATTTAAGCACGCTTAGTGTCACAAGGGTGTCCCTGGGCGCTCTTGGCAGTCAAGACTCAGGCCCAAAAGATATATGCTTCAGCTCCAGTGGCCTAAATATGTATTTTACTGGTTACAGTAATGACAAAATTCATCGCTATACCTTATCAACCGCCTGGGATATTTCAACGCTAAGTCACGACAGTAGTACCTCCTACGCCCCAGATACAGGGGCTCAAAGTATATTTATGAAGCCAGACGGCACTCGGTACTATCTCTTAGGATCCTCAGGAGACAAAGTGTATCAATTCAATCCATTAACCGCATACACACTTTCAAACGTGTTGACATCAAGCACCGACATTGACAGCGAGTTTTCTGTTGCAACAGAGGAAACGGCTCCTCTCTCTCTTTACATTTCACCTGACGGTGATCACATGTACGTAGGCAGTGGCATTGGCAATGGCGTCGACCAGTATTCTTTGCCTGGATCGGCCACCGCACCTAGCCTGACGGATGCGGCTTCTAGCTTAACTTCGTCCAAAACTGATCTGTAAGGACCATGCCTTTCGCATTCGTAGAAAACAGCGCGATCACCGCTTACCCGATTGGTTCGGTTGAAATTAAGCGCAAGTTCCCTAACACCAGTTTTCGGCTACCGCTGGAGGGTCAAGACCTTTCAGACTTTGGCGTTGTAGAGGTTACTCTTACGTCCCAGCCAAGCATCGATCGTCGCTCACAGCGCCTTGAAGAAGCTACGCCAGTTTTGGAAAGCGGCGTATGGAAGCAAGCCTGGAACGTGGTCACGTTGTCAGACGAAGAGCAGCAGCAGATTCAGGCAACCGCCGCACAAAATACGCGAGCAAAGCGCAATCAGCTTTTGGCTGAAACTGATTGGACGCAGCTGTCCGACTCTAGTGTCGCGTCAACTTGGACGGAATATCGCCAAGCATTGCGGGATGTTCCAAGCCAAGAAGGCTTTCCTTACACTGTGACCTGGCCAACCAAACCGTCCTGATGCAGCGACCTGATCCAATGATTCCGTCCAAGCCTGGTGCGGAAGATGTTGAGGCGATGGGCAACATTCAGTCGTGGATTGATGCTTTATACGCGCACGACGGTCGCAACGCCAAGGATCATCCGCAGCATGGTCTCTACACAGGTCTAGCTTTGAAATACAAAGGCCTAAACTTTGCCGACATTTCCGATAACGACTGATGCCTGCAAAATCGCGCACTGGTTTAGCTCGCGTTGATTTCAAGCCTGGAAAACCTAAAAAAACCCGTCAAGGGAATGGCACAAACAGCAGGCCACGCCATAATAAAAAAATGCCACGCGGTCAAGGTAAGTAATGGATGCCGAGACAAGAGCCAACTGGATGAAAATCAAGTCAGCTCTTGAAAAGGCAGGAAAAACTGATAGCTGGTACTACAAGCGTGCGGTCAGAATTCTGGCCGGCAAGTCAGATCCTTTCGAGTGACAATCAAGCTATTATTTCAGTGGTTTTACCTATCCACATGCTTAAGCCCTTTCTTTGTGCTACTAGCGCACTTGCACTGTCTGCTGGCAGCGCTATGGCTGGCGGCTTTTACTTGAATCCAGAATACAACCACGGTTGGAGCGGAAGCGACTCTCTTGGTGGAGTGCTTGATGCTCACGTAGGTTATGAGCAGGACGCTTTTTATCTGCAGGGCGGCCCTTCTGTTGCCATGCCTGATGGCGGAGACGCTGAAGTTGGTTTCTCGGCTAAGACAGGTTTTTCTACACCTGTTGCCGAAAAGCTTGACTTCTACGGCGAAGTGTCTGTTGCTAAGTTTGAAGACACTGATGCCGCCTTCGGTGCAAAGGCTGGCATGAAGTACAAGTTCTGATTAAGCTAAAAGCAATCACACTACACCGAGGCTCCTTCGCGGGAGCCTTTTTTTATGGGCGAGCCGCCAATTATTCCAGCGATAAAATTGCCGGAACCTGTGGTTTTGCCGCCTGTTCCTCAACGCATGACGTTGCCGGTGCCATCGGCACCATTGCCTTCATATCAGCCATTGGTTTTGCCATCTGCTGAACAAATTCGTCAGATGCAGGCTGCAGAAGAAGATGCCGAAAAAGAAGAGGAGTCAAAGCCGCAGGCAGAAAAACCCCAACCACAAACCCAAGTGCAAGTACCGCTGCCAGCGATAAGTATCCCGGAAGAGACTTCATCGATACGAGAGACGACTAAGGTCACGCTACCGGGCACAAGCATCAAATTAACTGTGCCAAAAGAAGAGGTGCTTACCACGGCTGCAGCAACTGCTGGAGTTGCTGCTCTGGCGTCTGTTGCGGCAACGATGGCTGCTGGTCCGCTGGTTCAGCGTCTGACAAAAGTTCTGAAACCTGTGATGAAGACTGCGGTGAAGAAGTTGGCAGCATTAAAGGTGGTGCGGTCGGTGAATCTTGTTGAGTCAGACGCCAAGCTTCGATGGAGACAACGTGTTCGCAGACGACAAATAAGGGATGGTCAGGTCTGAATGTATAACCTTTGTCGATCAATTCGGCACATTTCAAAGCACGAACCAGCTCGTAGTCAAGGCGTTCCTTTTCAAGCTTGCGCTCAACCATTTGCTTGCACATTTCTGTAATGCTTCCGTCAAGCGGAACTGTCACGCCGGCTTGAATACCCCAATTGTTGCTGCGCTGATAGTTACTGCTGATTGAGTCGTTACCGAGATAAAAAGGTGTGACGTTAAAAGTCGCTCCATTGCACGACAAGCCAGCTCCAAATTGCTGACGGGATGACGAGCCACTCTGGTTGATTTGTACCGACTGGTTTGTGTTGTTGCTTGTTGCAGCTGCTTGCGGTTGAGCGGTGCTGTAAACGTCGCCTTCCTTTGCTGCTGCTGGAGCGGTCAAACCAAAGTGAAGGCATAGGTTTATTGCGAAAAGACACTTAGACCAACCGTGACCGAATCGGTCGTAATGGTGCGTGTGGTGTCGATTTGTTCGATCAAACCGGCGGCCCTTGTCGTGGTTTCTAGTTGCCAAGGCTGAGTGTTGTCGGTGACAGAGAATGTCGTACCAGCTCCGGCGATGTCGGCGCTTGGCGTCACATTAGTACCACTCCAAGTCTTTAGCGCAGATCCGTAAACCTGTTGCTGAATTGTTTCCGTGATCGTCTGGCTGGTGGTTGTGGTGGCGGTGTACGAACCTTGCGTGAACTGTGGCGTTACGGTTTGAGCGCTGACAGGCACGCCAACGACCAAAGCTGCAGCAAGGGCTAGGCGTTTCATTTCGGAGCGTCTGCTTGTTTCAGTTTAGGATCTTCTTTTTTCTTGTTTTGTCTGATGTTGACACCCATGGCCGCCATGGTGCCGGTCAAGAGTGATGCAGGAAACGTTGGGTCTAGCGATTGCTTGAACACGCCAAGATAATTTGCGGTCAGGATTGCCATGCTCCAACCAAGTACCGCAAGCTTTACAAAATCACCAAGCCTTGAATGTTGCTCCTGGTCCTGCTCTTGCAAAGAATCGGCCATGATGGAGAAGACTTTAAATTAGATCAGTGGTTGAGATCCTTGCTGCAGTTGCTGGGGCTTCGATTACTGTTGCCGGCGTAAGCATTTCAAGCCTGTCAAAACAAGGCCAAGAGAGCAGGGAATCTCTGGTCAGGCTAGCCACTGCGGTTGAATCACTGACAGGCAGGTTGGACGTGCTACACGCGGACATCAAAAGCAAAGACTCTGAAGTGTTTAACCGGATCGGCGCTCTTGAACGTTCGGTCGCGCAGTTGGAAGTGCGCGAAAAACGTGCTTAGACTCAAGTTGATCGCGATAAGACACGATGATCTTGCTTTTGCGTCCGATCCTTTTTGCGTTCATCAAATCTGATGCCGTCAAAAAGCTGCTGATCGATTGCTTGAAAAAAGTCAGCGAAGAGACCAGCAACACAGTTGACGACAAAGTTGTAGCGTTTGTCGAGGCAAATCTCTTTCCAGCCACTAGGGTTGAGAAGTGATCAGACTGCTCAGCAGTTTTGCCGTGGCTTTAAGTCTTCATCCATTTTTCGAGTTCTTCCGAGGCACGCCGCATCAATTGGCGGCGATCAAAGAGCTTGAAGATGCAATGCCGTCAGAGCTATTGGCTGAGGATGCAGCATGGTTTGAAGCCTGGAAAGAAAGCGGCATCGCTCAACGTGCTTACGTGCCGTACTTTCACCAGCTATCCCTAGACAAAGGGTATCGCAGGTGTTTTGACGCTTCTGCAGCGATGGTCGCAGCTTTGCATGGTGCTGTCAAAACAGCAGAAGAATATGGCAAAGTGCGCGAGCAATTTGGTGACACGATTGAAGTTTCAGCTCAGCTTGACGCGCTGCGAAAGCTTGAATTAAATGCAGAGTTTCGCACTGACGGTGATGAGGCTGTGTTAGAAGCGGAAATTGCCAGCGGTCGGCCTGTCCTTGTTGGGTGGCTGCATCGTGGCGATTTATCACGCGGCGAACCTCCAATATGTGACGAACGCGGTTGCGGTCATTGGAGTGTTGTTGTCGGATTTAGCAAAGAGCATTTTGTTCTGCATGATCCGATGGGAACGCCCAACATGCTTTACGGTGGCCACGACACAACGTCTGGCGGCAAGAACATTGAGGTGCCACGCTCACTGTTTCGTGAACGCTGGATGGTTGAAGGCGAAAAATCTGGTTGGTTGATCCTTGTTGATGATGGGTGATTTTTATTGGCTGTGGTCGTACCTTGTCGCATTTTGGTCAACAGTTGTTGTGCAATGCGCCAAGCCGGTGAACTGGGAGAACTGTTGGCCACCGCAGGAATGGCTGGCGCCTTATGTGCAGGATTACATAGATGCACGCAAACCATACGAAAACGAACGAAAAATCCTGCAGTCACTGGATAAATAAAGTTTGCCGGTGTATCGTTAGCAGATCTGATTTTGACGCGTGTCTGTTCTTGCTGATTGGGAAATCCGCAGCCTTTGCCAAGCTTCTCAAATGGTTTGGCCTTTTGATGAAAAACTACTGAATCCCGCAAGCCTTGACGTGCGTCTTGGCCTTAACTTGATGATTGAGGTTCGCGATCAGCCAGAGCTGATGCGGATTGATATTTCAGAAAGGACAGAGGATGACCCCTACCTTTTGCTGCCCGGCGAAGTTTGCTTGGCTGAAACAATTGAGCAGTTCAATTTGCCGGACAGCATCAGCGCACAATTTGTACTCAAGTCAAGCCGTGCCCGCGATTTTTACGGCCACATGCTTGCTGGCTGGTGCGATCCAGCATGGGGTTCAACCGGAACGTCTGTCTTAACGCTTGAGCTGAAGAACGAACGTCGCTTTCATCCGCTGCCCTTGTATCCCAATCTGCTTATTGGTCAAATGGTCTTCTTCAGAATGTCGTCAATTCCGCTGAAGTCGTATGCCTTGACGGGTCATTACAACAACCACAAGACCGTAATGCCAAACGTTGTCTAATCTTCGTCGGCTAAACGACCGGCATACATAAGCACCGCCTGATGGTAAAAACATCGCGCCTGCCATTCTTGGCGGTGTTCTTTGACCATGCCAGCGCATGTAATGCGCCAAATCTTTCCATGTTTCGTCTCAAATTGCTCTAGCTTTGGTGGTTGCATGACGCTAAGTTGTGAGGAACGCATTCAGAGGTGTCGCTAATGGGTTGGGCCGACTGGATGGTGATTGACATGTCGCTTGAAGATGAACTTCAGCTAGAGCGTCAAGCTCGTGCCATCCTTCATCATGATGACCATGCTGAGATCGCAGAGCTGTGTTTTTCGTTGATCAAGCAGACGCACTACCAGCAGATTTTGTTAAGCCAAGCAGTAGGCAGGATAACAGAGCTTGAGACTCAGGATTTTATTGAAAAGTCAGATGAAAAGCTTCTCGAAACGCCTGCTGTAAGTGATGCTGACAGGTGCGCTGACCGGGAGCGTAGCTGGTGGCAACGGCTCTTGCCTTCCAATTGACTGGCTAAATTTTTGACGCAAAATGCGTTGCCCGCGATCGCGGTGCTTTCGCACAACTTCGCGTGACAAACCTAATGTTTCGCCAATCTCTTTTAGGCTGACTTCTCTGCCATCTTTCAATCCATAGTACATTTCAATGATCACGCGTTGTTTTTCGTTCAACGCACCTAAAGCGTCATGCAATTGATCGTGTCGTTCTCTCGTTTCTGACGGAGTAAAATCATCGTCAACATGAGACTTGTCGGCCATCAAATCTAAAAGCCTGCTGCCTTCGTCTCTTGCTAAAACGTCCAAGCTGGTATGCGGTGTTGAGCGCTCAAGCAACATTCGCAAGTCAGGCTCTTTCATCTCAACATGCTCAGCCATTTCGGCCATTGTTGGGTAGCGGTTTGTAGTCGTGAAATGCTCATGTTGAAACCTGAGAACTTTAAACAGCCTTTCTAGAGAATTGGCCGGAATACGAACGACGCGTTCATGTGTGTCGATAGCGCGTGTAATCGCTTGTCGAATCCACCAGTAAGCGTAAGTGCTGAATTTGTAACCGCGTGTGCCGTCAAACTTTTCGGCTGCGCGGTCAAGGCCCATGTTGCCTTCTTGCACTAAATCAAGGGTTTCCATGTTGTTGCTGACAAGGCGCCTGGTGTATCGTTTTGCGATATGAACGACAAGCTTTAGGTTGCACTTGATCAGTTTTTCTTTGGCACGTTCACCAATTTTAACTTGGCGCTGTTCAGTTGAACTTAGCTCACGGTCAGCTTCTTTCAGTTCAAGCATTCGTTGAATTTGCCGAGACAGCTGAATCTCTTGATCAGCTGTCAGCAATGGGTAGTTCCCAATCGCGTTCAGATAACTTTTGAAGGCGTCGGGTTGCATGAAGACAAAAAAGCCGCAATCACAATAACAGGCTAATCCGTATCAGCTCGCAATCTGCGCCCAATCTTCAGAATCAAAGTCCTGATACAGCCAAATCCAAATTGTCGCTTCCTTGTCTGCCGTCCAAAAAGATTGAGCACGGAACCATTCCACCCAATTCTGTGAGCTTTTGTTGGAGTTGTGCGTGGCACAACAGCAGATAAGGTTGGATCGCTTGGTTTCACCGCCCTTGCTTCTAGGCCTTACGTGATCCAAAGTGTCGCCATGGTCGCCGCAGTAAGCGCAACGATTGTTCCAAGCTTCAAGGATTGAACGGCGAAAATTACGTTTCGCCCGACGTTTTGTGACTAATTGACTTTCAAATATGTAGTGCGTGTTTTGTTGTATTTCGTAAGCTTCTCGGTTGAGTTCATAGTTTCCCGGAAAGACGAAATCATCAAACAGCATGGCGCTACTTTGAAGAGCAGGCGCAGAATTTGCTACGCCTGCCTTCAGGTTAGCTATCAGAAATCTGCGCTAGCTTCTACTGGTTTGGCTGGAAGAGTGAAATCAGAAACGTTCAGTTCCAATGATCTACCTTCAGTGCCGTCTTTCGCTTGGAAGGTGCGCATTTTGCCGCTGCCTGCAACAGTGATTTTGTCACCTTTGTGCAGATACTGCATAACAGTTTCAGCGCGTTTGCCCCAGACGGCGCAGTTGATCCAGGTGGTTTCATCTTTGCCAGTGCGCGCAGCAAGGCTGAAGTTTGCCACTTGATTGCCGCCAAGATCCTTGAGTTCGGGATCCTTGCCAAGGTTGCCGTGAGCGGTGAGGTTAAGCATTTGAAAGACCTTTGAAAAAGCGTGAAAGGATAGTGGTGAGCGCTTGATTGGCGTTGTAGTTGCGGCTCTGCATAAAGTGCCGTAACTCCTGGGCTAGATCATCATCCAGCCGCACTTGAAAGTGATTTTTGCGGCGATCGCGGTCGCGGTCGGCCTGTGTAATTCGAACATGTGGCATCGTGTCAGACGAACTTGGGCATCACGTCTTGAATAAACTTTTCATGCTTTTTCTTGGTAATTGCATAGGCAACTTTGGTGCCTGGTTGCATGTCAAACTCCTTGCGGAACTGGTCAAGAAACGCATTCCGCTTGTCGATTGACAATTCTTTAACCAAGCCTTGCAGCAGCTTTTTTTCGTCTTCAGTCAAAGGCTGCTCTTCAGGGTCCGACACCTTGGCAGAGTCATTTGCTGGTGCAGCCGTTTTTGTAATTGTTTTGCTGGCTGGGCGTGTTACGGGCGCAGATTCTTCTGCTGTAGGCTCAGGCGCTGCGTAACCGCTTTCAAGCGGCATCTTGGCCCACAATTCATAGGCCAACCCAAAGGTCATTGCACAGGCCATGCACATGCCACGGCGCTGCGTGTCAGTGATGTCACGAGCAGAGATCTTGTCATAAGCTATCGGGTTGTTCCGATGATCCATGACAGCCTGCGGCAGCGGTGGCGTTGCAGTGCCGTCAACGTGCTCAAAGCCAATCAGCAGGTAACCGCCAAGCCCTGGTGCCTTGTGAACCAAGCTGCCGTCATTATTGGTGACGTAGTTCACCATCCAGCCTGGTGCGTGTTCATGTAAAAGGTTGATGGTGCGAGCCCAGTTGATGTATGAGGCGGAAAATTTGCCGCCTCCGATTTGTTCAACTAAATCCTTGGTGGCAACGCCCGCAAGGTTTGGAATTTCATTCATTGATTGAAGTGACGGTGATAATTGCTCCTGGTTTTTCGTAGCCGACGGCGTAGCGACGTTCAGCGTGCAGGTCAAAGACCTGTGCATCATCGTCAAACACACCAGCGCCACCAGTTACGGAGCCGCTTAGAGAATCAAGAGTTGCGCGACAAAGTTTATCAATGTCGCCAATGCGTGCCGTGCATAAGCGCGGTGCATTGTCCTTGAGCTTGCCGTTGGATCGAAAGTGTGACTTTGGACGGGCAAGAATAAACGTGATGGTCACGCTCATTGCTAGTTTGGTATGCCAGCCGTCAGGTGTCAAGTCTTTTGCAGCTTTTGCAATGGCAGCTCGCCAGGGTTTCAAGTATTTTGAAGCCTCAACGAATCGATTTCCGCCAACGTGGCGTTTGCTGCCTTGCGGTGCGGGACGGCCCACAACCCTGAACGTGAAACTTTCGCTCAAGGCACGCAAACCGTATTCCTAGGCACATTCTGCCCGCAGCAATTAGAAGCTACCTTAAAGCATTACATGCTTTTTGAACACCCATCTTGCAGTCTCGTTCTGTCATGTCGCGCAAGGTAGTAGTGAGTGAATACCAGCCAGTTATCGCAAGCAGACAGGCGAAAACGGCAAAAACAACTGCATTGCGGCGAGCTGATGCGCGGGTTGGATCGTAATCAAACTTTTGCATCTTCGACCTCCAGCAGAAAGAAATTTTTCGGGCGGTCTTGCATCGAGTTGAGGATCAGCAAGTACGTAAGGTCGAGTTGGCTGATGCTCAGCTCTTGCGCTTTTTTTCTAAAAATTTCCGCATGGTAGCGGTTTCTTTTTTTGTCAATCACGCCACCGTCATTCTCAAAAATTTGAACGATTGCGTTTTTATGCCAGTCAGTAACGGGATCCGCCTCAGCTGTCTTGGGAACAATGCTTGAAGAATCAAAAAATTGATTTAACGCTGCCTGGACAATGTCGCTTGCGTCAATTTTCTTGCCTTCTTCTTGCTGCCTGTTGACATATGATTTAAGGCGCGATGCAGTCTCATTGCGAACATGCCAGCCACGATAAACGTAATCCCTTGAGCTTCTTTTGCCTTCAGTTCCACCAACAGCTGGCAATTGCTGCAGAGGTATTTCTTGGGTAGGTAATTCGCCTTTCAAGCGCTCATATGCAGTTTCAAGTGCCTCTTTGGCGAAAGCATTCCGAAACCGCCTTGCATCTACGCCAAACCTTGCTAGCGCGTCTTCGTCGTAACGCGCCGCATTAATCTTGGCAATTAAATCTTCAGGTAATTGAAACGAGACCTCGGCAGTTTTTTGCTCAGCAGGCGTAAAACTCAACTGTCTTTCGGTAGAGCCTTCAAGTTTGGACAGAAAAGCTTCTATCAATTCCTTGGTGTGCTCAGGTTGCTGCTCAAAAGGAAGTGCAGTGGCCAAGTATTCAAATTCGTCGGTCCCTGTTGCCTTTTTGTATATTTCAGCGTAAATTGGCAGGCCAAACCAGTGATCTTGGCCTTCAAGAAAAAACTTTTTAAGCCTAGGGTTTTTGTGAGAAACGTGCGAAGAAATTCGCGATTCTGGATAGACGCCAATCTTTACGTATTCAGTGTCTACGCAAATCATGCCTGGGCCGCCTTTGTGCAAATGCCGCAGAAAAACGCGTCTCACGTCTTTGTCCTGTGTTTCCATTGAAAATGTCGCGAGGGTTTGTTGACCGAACAAAGATTGGCATACCCGCAGGGAGGTGTCAAGACCTGCGCCGTTTTTTCTTGTCTTTCAACGCTTGAACTTCAGCTTTTATTCGCTTGCGTTCAGCGACTGTCTCAAGCGCATACCGCACGGCTTCTTCCCTGCCAGGGGACTCGCCAGGACCGCCGTTTTTAGGCTTTAGCAGTTCAGTCCAGTTCATCTAAGAGTTGGAAAGCTGAAGGCCGCTCACGCGCTGACACCTTCTCACCGCTGGCTTTCCGGGCAACGGACGATCGATACCGCCTGAAGGTGGTTATCAACCACACCGTAGCAAATTCCTACCAGTCTTCAAGGGTCATCTTGAAGCAATCCCAGGCGTCAGACCATGATTCAACGCATTCGTCTGGGTCTTGTTTTAAGACGCGGCATTCGTCAGGTGCTGCAACCACTGTCACACATCGATCAATTGGCAAAAATGGATGGTGAGAGTTAAGCATTGCAACATACGCGCCAAGCTGCTTGGTCGCAGGGTCACGACGCTTGCCAGCAGCTTTTGTCTTTACCGTTTTCAAGTCGCCAAGCACAATCTCCCCTGATGCAGCACGCAGCAAAAAGTCGAACGATCCACCAAGAGATTTGCCTGCATCACAAAGACGATATTCTGTGGCGATTACTTCAGCGCCTTGAAATAATTCGCAATCAAGCAGCGGATCAATCCACGGCGCCCAACGATTCTCAAAAATAATGCCTTCACCGCCAAGGTGAGTCTCAAGTGCCTTGTGCACAGCGTTGCCACGCGCAGCCCAGCCATCAGGGCCGTCTTTGTAACGCATTATTGCAGCGTGCTTTTCTGGCGTCATATCACTGCTGACAACTTGCGTCACCGATCGCGCCAGCCAATCTCCGTTGAATCGGTAACGGTGGAAACCAGAGTGAAATGTCAGTCCAGTGATGGGACTTAATGGATCCAAAGAAAAACTTGCATCTCGGAGTCAGTATGGGCATTATCTGCCTGCAAAGCAACCCCACTACATGGCTGAACTCAAGTCGTCATCAGCAGGAGTACTCATTGATGAGCGCATTGTGCGTGCTCTTGACAAGCGCAGGCCGATCGGTCAAAGCCGCACTGCCTGGGTGAACTACCTGTTGCAATACGCAATCACGCACCACCCAGAAGTGGTTGACGTTCGTGAATACGACTGAAGAACGCGCACATTTGCTCTTGCAGTGGGTGCCGTATTCACTGCCGGCAGAATTTGATGAAGATCTTGCAGCTCAAGGTCATTACACCAAGCTGCAGTGTCAACGCTCAAATCAAGCGTTAGCCGCGTTTGATAAAGAGCATCAATACAAGTGCAGTGATGAACTTGCTGCATTCCGAGAGCTAGAGCTTCTCGGCGTTTTTTCACAGTCCGATTGGTTTTCGCCTTCTCACGCAAAAAATGGTTACTACACCAAACGCCTCAAGCAGCATCACTCCGCAATTTCAAGAAGCGCTGAGCAAGGTCAAGCTCCGTGCAAAGGAGATCATCAAGAGCGAACCGGAGAACACTTGGCGGCCTTTACTGAGGAACGTCGCAGCGCAAGAAGGGATCGATTTAGACATCAAAGATCTCGATCTCGAATCGTTCCTAGACGAAGCCGAGCGCTCGCTTGATCCGTCACGCGTTTACCGCTCAGGCGACAAGCTGCAGGCGACAGAATCTGTTTTCATGCTCAACGGCTTGATCAAGCTTGGAGAGGCCAATGTCATCATTGGCCAGCCAAAGGTCGGCAAGTCGTCGTTTTCCACAGGCTTGGTTGCAGCGCTACGCGACAAGCGGCAACAGTTTCTTGGCCGTGATCTGCTGTTACCTGACCAGCGGATGCCTGTGCTGATTTTTGGCACGGATCAAAGCGAAGGCGACTGGTTGCATTTCTTAAAGCGTGAACGGCTCGTCACTCAAGATCAAGCGTTAGACGGCAACGCCGTCGATTTCTTTTGCAGTCTTGAATCGAGCAACGATTACAACTTCACTCGTGAAGGTTTGCGGAATATGCGAGCTGAGATTGAAAAGCACCAGCTGCCGCTAGTCATCATTGACAGCCTCAGCAGCATGATGGAACCCACAGGTATTGAGGAAAACACGTCGCGTTACGCGCAGCCAATTCGCAATGCCATTCGCGAGCTACGCAAGACAGGTGCAACGCTGCTGATCATTCACCACAGCGTCAAACGTCCGACCACCTGGGATTGGATCGTCGAATGTCGTGGCAGCAGCTCAATCAGCTCAGTTTTTTCTTGGGGCGTGCTGATGCGCTGGGTTGCACAAGAAGAAGACGGCTTGGCGCGAACTGATCGCCGTGTTGGATTTACCGGCAAAGGTCGTGGCAGCGCCGAAGCCGGTGGCGTCATGGCTGAATACCAAGACGAAGGCGGCTGGTCGTACCTAGACGGTCTTGAGGCCGCTCAGCAGGTCGAACGTGTCGGGCAGCGCATCATGGAACTAGGCGGCGTCAGAGCGCAAGTCTTTGATTACCTGTCGATGCGTACAGAGCTTCGAGCAGACGTTCCTGCCGAAGAGGTCGCAAGTCAGTTGAACAAGCAGCAAAGCGCCGTCACACGCGAGCTACGGGCGCTCAAGCAGCGTGGTTTGGCGTACATCTGCAGAAAGGACGGCAAGCGTCCGTTTTGGCAGATCACGGAGGCAGCAGCGGCGTTTATGGGCCATTCCGCCCTGAGAGAGCCAGAACGCGTTTTTGATGTTTCTTTTGTTTCTTTGCCGCAAGAAAACATAAAAAACATGGAATACAACTCTCAGAGTAGTACAACAGCAGTACAGCCGGAATCAAAAAAAACATCCTCCGACGATGCGGTTCCTTCGCCTAATGGCGCGTCACCGATCGCCGTCGGCACGCCTGTCGAACGCTTCAAGGACGGTTGCTGGGAAAATGGCTGGGTTGTCCATGACGGCCAAAACCGTGACCGCATTACGATCGCCAAGCTTGGCAGTCAGATGGTGCTTATTCGCAACCTGCGCTGGGGCATTGACTTGCGCGAGTGCAGCGGCTCACCATTCGCATCCGCAGCCAAAGCCGAACCAACTACCGAAGAGTTTGATTTTTGATGTCCCAAATCAGAACACCTGTCAAGATTTATTTGCTGCCAAGCGAACGGCTGATCCTGGACGAACAGGCGAAGCAACTAGGTTTGCCGCGTGGCGAGATGATTCGTCAACGCGCACTGTCTGCGCCACAGCAAGCAGCAGGCTTGCCGCAAGGTCCACAGGTCTACGCTGATGCCTTGGAAGCTGCTGCGCGGTCATACAGCGGCATTCCGCGCACTGCCATGGCAGGCATCGTCAGTGCTGTGATCCGATCGCTGGCAGAACACTGATCGGTATGCCACAATGGTCGAGCCGGAGACGGCACCGCTCCTTGAAATCTGAATCATGCAGATCACTGATCAGCTCACTGCTCTGATCAAGCAGCAAGAGCAGCGCAGCACTGAACGCCTACAGCGTCAGCTGCAGCGCACCGAACGGATGCACTCGCTACTGCAGCGGTTGCGCGAGACAGAGGCCTAAGGGCCTCTTTTTTTTTCTTGACGCGCAGCCACGGCTGTGCAATCATTTCTGCAGAACCGGAATTGGCCTGCGGGCTACCGGGTCGACTACCGCCTCAGCAGTTCGCTGCAGAGGCACCTAATTCACAACTCATCAACATGGGCGCACGCACGCTCTATCCTGTTCCGCCGTGTCCGTGCTGCAGCGAATGTGATGCCCGTGTCCGCAACACGGCCTACACCGAAGACGGGCGCATCTTGAGAAATCGCCAATGCGACTGGTGTGAGCATTCATGGTGGACTCTGCAAACACCAGAGCGCAGCGTTGATCCTGAGAAGCTTCGCGTCGCATTGCCTGCGTCATTCAAAAACAACAAACACCTTCCAGCACGACTCTTAAAACTTGAACCATGCACACCATCGCAATCATCCTCTGCCTGATTACGCTGCCGCTGATCCTGCTGCTCTACATCACAGCAACGCCACGGCAGCACGCTAAACGCATGAGAGCTTCAGGCTGCACCTACCGTGTCATTGCACAACGGTTAAGCGTCTCTCAGACCACGGCTAGAAACTACTGCCTAGCGTGAGGTGCTTGACAATCGCGCTCTGGTATGCCATCATATGTATGGGAGAGATCCCGCCACTTCGCAAGCTCTGGAATGAACGACTCACTAGCACTCGGACTGATCATTGCCGATTACGGTCGCCGTGACGACTTTGAAGGCATGTGGGATGACCTGATCATCACCTACCGCCGCGGCAGCAGCCTTCAAGAACTCGCCTGCGAGCTTATTGAAGCTGATGAAGAAGCCCGTGCAGAACAGCGCAAAGCAGGCTAAGTTACGCACGGGGCGAATGTTCATGGCATGGAGGCTTCGGCCTCCTTTTTTTTTATGCTCGACAACGTTAATCATCCTGACCACTACCAAGGCAGCCTTGAGTGCATCACCGCCATTCGCGCGGCGTTGACGCCTGAAGAGTTTCGTGGCTTCTGCAAGGGCAACGTGCTCAAGTACGCTTGGCGTGAACGGCACAAAGGCCAAGACGAATCGCTTGCTAAGGCACGCTGGTACATCGATCAGCTCATTGACCCAACCTGATGCTTGCATTCCCGTTACGGGTATGCCATACTTCAATCAAGCGGGAGACCGCACCGCATTTCACTCATGTACTACCACCACGAATCACTGCTTCAGTACGAAGCACGCCAACAGTACGAGGCACGCTTAGACGCTCACTACGAAGCCTCACACCGTCCGAGCTACCGCGTCACCACGCCTGACTGGTTTCAAGACGCAGACAACGATGACGAGCTGAAACAGCTTCTTGACGACGCCGTGTTATGCGGCTTCAATGATTCTCAGGTCACCGTAGAAACGCTGCCCTTCTGAACATGACCGAACAGCTTGTAACCGTTGTGCGTTACCGCATTGTCATTGAAGAAATGGTAATGCCACGCAAAGAATTTGAAACCAAAAACACCGAAGCAGAATCAGACCTTAAGCACGGTTTTTTTGATTACCATTTTGCAGGCTATTTACCTGAAGACTTCAAAGATTGGGGCTGGCAAGACAATGCTCATGTAGTACAGTCAAAAGACATTGAGCAGTGTGACTGCGAAGGCTACAAAGTTTTCAATGGTGACATAACATCAAGCTCTGATGATTATGTAAACGCCATTGGCGAATGGCAGGACATGCCGCCATTTACCATTAACGAAGAAACCTACCCCTGATCAGCTGCCGGGAAGCCCGATGCCGTTTGGTCCACGGCTGAAAGCCATACAACACCGTTTGGCAGACGGAAAAGCAGGGCGCGTTAGTGGTCGCGATCAATCTCCCGGCATCAAATTTTCTCAATCATCATGAACAAGCAAGAACGCCTTCGCCAAACTGAAGAAAGCAACATCCGTCAAGCCATCGCAGATCATGACGCAAGACTTCAACAAGCTTTCGCCAACGCCAAAAATCCGAAACCTATCCTCTGGGTTCGTACTGCTGACGGTTGGACCATATCAAGAGACCATCCAACCACATGAAATCCACCAAACAACTGCTGACCTGCAACATCGCTACAAACACAATTTCTTGACCGAAAACGAAAACTGTTATATTTTGAGCAATCGGAAAAACTTCCTTGAATGCCTGCACAAAGAGGCACAAAAGCTGAAACCATAATGCGAGCAAGAGAGTTTGTTCGCATCCTTGCTAATGGTGGCCGTAGGTCTGACTGCATTCAATATGGTACGGAGCACTGGGGGGTTAGCGAACGCGCTTGCGACAACTACCTGCAGCTAGCTCGCGATCAAATCAAGGCTGATTGGGACATTCAACGCCCGCAAATGGTTGCTGATCTTTTGTCACAGTGTTCAACGCTTCAGATGGAAGCACGGGCGGCAGGCCAATACCACATAGCATTAGGCGCAATCAATACCGCTGCCAAGCTGGCCCAGCTGTGTTCGTGACTGACGAAAAATTCTGGTATGAGCACCTGCCTGAAACTGACATGTACCGCGTGTGGATGAGCCTTGATGGTGTCAGCTCACACTGCCACGTCAGCAGTATGCATCTGATTGATGAAAAGCGCTCTCAGTTGCGTGAGGCGTGTCTGCGGAAGTCGTATGACGCGTTTGACCGTTGAGCATCCTTGACGCTGCGCCGATTGGTCATGTCTTAGGCGACGCCTCAGCATTGGACGCTGATGCACTGTTGGCGCGAATCAAGGCAGACTTACACCCAGGCCAACTAGCGTTCGTTGACGATGAAGACTCGCAAATCCTCGCGATCTCTGCGGGCTACGGTGCAGGCAAAACGAGAAGCCTGGCGGCGAAAGTTGTATCACTCGCGATTGCTAATCAAGGCTATGTGGGCTGTGTTATGGAGCCCACTGGACCGCTGATCCGTGATATTTGGTTGAATGATTTTGATAATTTTTTAGAGGCCTACGAGATCCCGCATACGTTTAGGGCATCACCATTGCCTGAATATGTGTTGCATCTTCCAAACGGAGACACAAAAATTCTGTGCCGCAGCTTTGAAAATTACCAGCGCATTATCGGCTTAAACTTAGCCTTTTGCGTCGCTGATGAGGTAGACGTTGTTAACTATTCGATCACCTCAAAAGCGTTCCCGAAAATTCTTGGTCGTCTTCGCTCCGGTGTAGTACGGCAGTTTGCTGCTGCATCCACGCCAGAGGGCTTCAAGTGGCTTTACAACGAATTTGGCAGCCCTGATGCGCTTACGCGCACTGATCGCAAGTTGATCAAGATGAAGACAACGGATAATCCACATTTGCCGGATGACTTCGTTGAGCGACTCAAGGCTAATTATGATCCTAGTTTGTTAAAAGCGTATTTGGAGGGAGAATTTGTTAATTTAACCACCGGTCAGGTTTACGACCGCTTCGATCGCGAAAAGCATGTCATAGACAGCGTTGATACAGGTAATGAGCCTTTGCATGTTGGCGTTGACTTTAACGTTGGCAATATGTCTGCTGTCATCGGTGTAAGACTGAATGACAAACTGATGATTATTGACGAAGTAAGCGGCAGCCATGACACCGATACGTTGGCCCAGGAGATCAAACGACGATATGCCGACCGTCGCATCTATGTCTACCCTGACGCATCAGGCGGAAATCGAAGCACGAATGCCGCGCAGACTGACATTCAAATCTTGGAGACCTATGGTTTCAGCAACCAGTCGGGCCGGTCAAATCCTCCCGTCCGTGATCGGGTGGCTTCTGTTCAAGCTTTGCTGGAAAACGGGAAAGGTCAAATAAGGCTGCAGGTCACCAAAAACTGCAAGCGCACGATCGAATGCCTTGAACTTCAAAGTTACAGCGAAAAAGGCGAGCCCGACAAAGATGCAGGCTACGACCACATGAACGATGCGCTGGGCTACACAGTTTGGAGGTTGTTCAACCCACTGCACGCACGATCAGGTCGCGGAACAGGAATCAGATTGTACTAGACAAAGGGAATGTTGTTTGTTATCTTTTCAGTGTTCCTGTTTACTCAACATGCTCGAAGGCACTGAACTACTCAAGCGCATTCGTCAGCTTGGCGATGTTCCTCGTTCTGAGCTGATTCGCGAATGCGGTTACGTCAGCGCTAACACTGATGGCAGCGAATCCATCAACTACACCGCTTTTTACGAAGCTGTGCTGTTGGCAAAAGGCATTGACCTGAAAAAGCCTAAAAAGATGGGCCGCAAGCTTACCCATCGCACCAAAGTGCAGGGCAATGGTAACTTGCTGGTTGGCAGCGCTTACGTCAAAGAGCTTGGCTTTGAACCTGGTCAAGAGTTTGAGATCAAGCTTGGACGTAATAGCGTTCAGCTAACTGCTGCAACTGCATCGGTCTAAACTGTTGCCATAGGCTTGTGAGATCGCGCCGTGTATTCCGGTTACAACTTCTACGACCGTCAATTGGCGGCAAAGGTCTCACAAGTCAACGATCCGAATGCGGCGTGGGTAAATCAAGAGCCACATTGGATCCTGATTGAAGATTTATTGGGCGGCACATATGAGATGCGCCGAAAGCATCGGCGTTACTTGCCGCAAGAACCTCGTGAATTGGATGACGCATATGACAATCGTTTGAGCCGTTCAAATTGTCCGCCCTACGTAAATCGACTCGAACGTTTGCTTGCTGGCATGTTGACGCGCAAGCCTGTCAGGTTGGACGATGTTTCGGACAACATTCGTGAGCAACTGTTTGACGTTGACTTACAAGGAAACGACCTCAACGTCTGGTGTTATGAAACCGCTCGTAGGTGCATTCGTTACGGTCACGTTGGTGTGCTCGTTGATGCTCCTGCTGCTGGGAGTAACGGCAGGCCCTATTGGGTAACCTACACGCCACGCGAAATACTTGGCGCAAGATTTGAGCTAGTCGACGGCGCACAGAAGCTTGTGCAGCTTCGCCTTGCTGAAAAGGTTATTGTTGCCGATGGTGATTACGGCGAAAAGGAAGTTGAGCAGATTCGCGTGTTGACGCCTGGTGTATTTGAAATTCACCAACGCGATGAAAAAGGTCAGATGAAAATTGTTGAAGAAGGCACAACCAGCCTTGATTACATTCCGTTCAGCGTTGCTTACAGCAACCGCGTCAACGTATTTGAATCACGCCCACCGCTGTCAGACATTGCAGAGCTGAACCTTAAGGCTTATCAGATTCAAAGTGATCTCGACAATATCATGCACGTGTCAAACGTGCCGATGCTTGCGTTTTTTGGTTTCCCGTCTGCAGCCGAAGAAGTTAGCGCTGGTCCTGGTGAGGCTATTGCATTCCCAGCTGAAGGCCGTGCAGAATACATCTCGCCTAATCCTGCATCGTTTGACGCATCATTCAAGCGTCTTGATCAGATTGAAAAGCAGATCAACGACCTTGGTTTGTCTGCTGTGCTAGGCCAAAAGCTAAGCGCAGAGACTGCAGAGGCTAAGCGTTTAGACCGCAGCCAAGGCGATTCCACCATGATGGTGATCGCGCAAAACATGCAGGATCTGATCGACAATTGTCTGCAGTTCCATGCTGATTACCTGCAGGAAGCGCAGGCTGGCAGCAGCCTGGTCAACCGTGATTTTCTTGGCACACGCCTTGAGCCGCAAGAGATTCAGGCGCTGCTGCAGCTTTACACGGCAGGCACCATCACTCAAGAAACTTTGTTAATTCAGCTTGCAGACGGCGAAGTGCTAGGCGATGATTTCGAAGTTGAGGCTGAACTCGAGGCAACTCAAAACGGCGGCTTGATCGAGATGCAGCAGCCTGAACCCGAAGCGTCTCCTGAAATGCCTGAGGCTTCGGCGGAATCCGATCAAGAGGATGAAATCCCGGCATGATGAAATGGTTGCGGAAGCTGTTCGGCATGAAGGATGAGCTTGAGCGTCAGCGAATGTTATTCGTTAGCAAGCGTGAATTGCCTGATGACACATTTGCAATTGTGCGGCTTTCTTGGTTCACAAAAGAAGGCGTATACGATGTCAGCGAAATTAAGCTCATCTACGAAGATGAGTCTGCAGAAGACATGATTCCACAATTTGCAATGATTGTCGGAGAAGCTTTACGCGGCGGCGCTGATGTTTCAATTTTGACTGAGATTGAGCCGGAGCTTCTGGGAATTCTTGACTGATGACAACACCCGCCAGTCTGTATCGAAACGCGATTGACCTCAATCGATATAGCAACAGTGTTGCAAGGCGGATTATCAATGCTTACAACGATATTATTCTGGATTCTGTTGCTCAGCTTCGTGCAATTGAGGATCTTGACGAATCGGTCAAAGCCGCAAGGTTGAGGTCGATTTTGGCGCAGTTGAAGGAATCACTTGCGACCTGGGCCGGTGATTCAACGGAAGTTATGGTGCCTGAGCTGCAAGGCTTGGCTGAGCTGCAATCTGAATTTGTCGAAGAGCAGCTGAAAAAGGTTTTACCTGCTGGCAGCCGCAGCATTGTCAACACGGTTGAGATCTCGCCGCAGTTTGCACAGGCTGTGGTGACGACTGACCCAACGCAGATTAATGCTGTTGTGTTGTCCGATGATTTGTTTGCTGCTGTGCAGGGTGCGCCGCAGACGTTTAGCTTGACCGCTGCACAAGGTGCAACGATCACGATGCCAAACGGCAAGGTTGTTGAAAAAGCCTTTCGTGGTTTAGCCGAAAGCCAGGCTGAGCGTTTTGGTCAAATTGTGCGGCAAGGATTGCTGACGGGTGAGCCTACGCCTGAGATTGCGCGACGCTTGAAAGGTCGGCTTGAATTTGGCCAACCAGCCCGGTCGGTCAAGCAGTTGCAGCTTGCAGGCGGTGAGCTGACAAAAATGGCAAATCACCAGGTAATGACGATTGTCAGGACAAGCGTCAATCAGGTGAGCAACGCTGCATCACAACAGGTTTACGAGGCAAATCAAGACGTAACTCAAAAATATCGCTACGTTGCAACGCTTGACACGCGTACGTCTGCAATTTGCAGAGCGCTTGACGGTCGTGAATTTGAGTATGGCAAAGGTCCAAAACCACCGCAGCATTTCAACTGCAGGTCAACGACGGTGCCGGTTGTTGACTATGAAGGTTTAGGCCTTACACCACCAAAGCCTGGCAGGCGAGCAAGCATGGATGGTCCAGTCCCTGCGGATCAAAGCTATGGACAGTGGTTGAGCAAGCAGTCAAAAGCTACGCAAGCAGACGTGTTGGGCAGCGAAAAGGTTGCTTATTTCACAAGGTTGTCGAACAAGTATGGGCCAAAGGACGCAATCGCCAAGATGGTTCGCGATGACGGTTCAGAGCTGACGCTTGAACAGCTTCGCAGGCGTTACGGCAAAGTGTAAAACTGTTAGTAAGATGTGGAAAATGCGTTACGGTCAATGGCACGTAGATACAAGCGCGATGCTCGGGGACGCTTTGCCGGAGGTGGCGGAGGTGGTGGCCGCTCAGGTGGACGCGGTGGCAGTAAATCCAAAAAGCCGCGCAAGTCTGATATTGCCTTCCAAAAGTCTGGCAAGGGTGGTGGCACTAGCGTAAAAGCTGGTCGTGCGGCTAAAGCTGCATACAAAGCAAAAGAAGGTCAGCGCCGCTTGACTAATTTGTCTAAACGAGATGCCGGATCCAAGCGCTATAGCGGAGGTAGCCAGCAACGCAAAAGGTCAACTGCAAAGCGTGCAGCGCAAAACACTGGCTACCAGCGCACAAGATCAGCCAACAAGCCAGTCAGCCCTGCAGTCAAAGCTCAGCGGAAAGCTGCTGCACAAGCAAAAAGAGACGCCAGGATCAATCAAGAGCTGAAAGCAAGGCGTGAATTTGCTGCCAAAACGACACCTAAAAAACGTCGCCGCGCTAAGAAGTAAATTCTTCCCAGCTTCCCAAGTCTTCCATCGTTTCTTTCCAGAACTCAGGAACTAGCACAAGGTCACCGTCTTCATCTACGAAGGCGGTGGCCATTTTTGATGAATGCAGGTTGCCGCAGCAAATATAGACTTCCATTTCATTGCCATCGTCATCAACGTCTAGCGTGTGGCTCAAGAATTTGCGAAGATCGCGGACAAGCATTGCTTAGACTAAATTGATTTAAGCTTAGCAAAGCATGAAACGCGGCGATCGGGTTAGCTGGACTTACCAAGGCAAGCGCACGTATGGCGTTGTTACTGGAGTGGCTGGTGAGCGTGCAATGATCAAAGGCCCTACCGGCGGCAACATTGTTCGTGTTGGCAGCAAAGATGATCCCGTGATTCGGATCAAGTCTGAATCAACTGGCAATTCTGTGCTCAAACGTGAATCTCAATTGCGCAAAGCGCCAAAGCGCAAATAACCTAGCTGGTGATATTATTTGACTGTAATTAACTCTACGAGTTATTCATGTCAGAAGAACAAAATCAGCAGGTTACGCCTGTTGAAGGCGCAAGCCTTGAAGAGATCGCAAAGCTGAAAAGCAGCATTGACTCTCTGGAAAAGAAGAATTTTGAGCTGATCGGCAAGCTTCAAAAGAAGGAACTGATTGGCGAAGTTCCCGACGATTACCAAGCTCTAAAAGAATTTAAGCGTCAGGCTGAGCAGTCAAAGCTCGAATCTGAAGGCAAGTACACCGAAGCTCGGCAAGCACTTGAGCATCAGTTTCGTGAAGTTACGGCAGAAAAAGACAAGCGCATCGCTGAGCTTGAAGCGCGTGTCAAAGAACTTGAGTTGATTTCACCTGCCGTTTCTGCCTTAGCGGATATTGTGCATGATCCTGACCTTGTGCTTAAAACGAAGCTAAACAGGGATCAGATTCAGCGTGAAGCTGACGGTACTGTCGTTGTGGTTGACGGTTATCAGCGCACACCTGTTGGTGACTGGGCAAAGCAGTCATTGCCTAGCTGGATGCAGAAGCAACCAAAGCCGCAAGGCAGCGGCGCACCTGCTGGGCGTAGCTCTGGTGAAATTCCTGCAGGCACCAAAAATCCATTCGCGCCTGAATCCTTCAACCTGACAGAACAGTCACGACTGTACAAAACCGACCGCGATTTGTACGAAAGGTTGAAAGCTGCCGCAGCTCGTTAATATGAACTGACGGCAAAGCTACGCGGCGCCAGATCGGGTTACGCCCACACCGTAAACATTTTCTTGAGGATTTTTTGTCATGGCCGCCACTGTGCGTTCTGACGTGATCATCCCCGAGGTATTTACGCCTTACGTCATCGAGCAAACCACTCAGCGTGATGCCTTCCTGGCTTCCGGTGTGGTGCGTCCAATGGCTGAGCTGAATGCCACCGAGGGCGGTGATTTCGTAAATGTGCCTTTCTGGAAGGCAAACCTGTCCGGCGACTTTGAAGTGCTTACCGATAGCACCTCACTGACCGTCGGCAACATCACTGCTGACAAGCAGATTGGTGTGATTCTGCACCGTGGTCGTGCGTTTGAATCGCGTGACCTTGCTGCTCTGGCTGCAGGTTCTGATCCTATGGCTGCCATTGGCACCAAGCTGGGCGAGTACATCGCTAACCAGCGTCAGAAGGATCTGATCAACTGCCTGAGCGGTGTGTTCGGTTCGCTGAACGCTAACACCAACAGCAGTGCTTTCTTCGATCTTTGCATCGATTCTGAAACCACTGACACGCCTACTGCACTGTCTCCCCGTCACGTTGCAGAAGCTCGTTCACTGCTTGGTGATCAAGGCGAAAAGCTGACCGCCGTTGCAATGCACTCCAAAGTGTATTACGACCTGGTTGAGCGTCGTGCAATTGATTACGTCAGCTCTGACGATGCTCGCGGCACTAGCACCACTCAATCTGGTGGTTCTATGGCTGGCGCTTACGGTTCGCCTTCCGTGCCGACCTATATGGGTCTGCGTGTGATCGTGTCCGACGATGTGGAAACCACCGGTTCCGGTGCAACTACTGAGTATGGCACCTATTTCTTCACTGAAGGTGCTGTTGCTTCTGGCGAGCAAGCTGGTACTCAGATCGAAACTGATCGTGACATCCTCGCCAAGAGCGATGCCATGTCGGTTGATCTTCACTACTGCTATCACCCTGTTGGTGCTAAGTGGGGCGTGACTACTGTCAACCCGACTCGCGCACAACTGGCAACCGTTGGCAACTGGTCGAAGGTTTACGAACTGAAAAACATTGGTATGGTTCGCGCCACCAATGTCAGCAACATGGATTGATAACCATGGGAATGTTCGCTTTTAAGCGGGCACAAGCGCAACGTGAGGCTGCTGCTAACGCGGCAGCCTCCGCGCCTGTAAAGCCTGCTCAGCCTGAAACGACCTCCGAGAAGCCCGATGGCAATCTCACTAAACGCAACACCGGGAAGCGCAAGCGCCAACAGCTACCTGACGCTGAGTGACGCTCAAGCCATCATTGATGGTTTGGTTGAGGATGATGATGTCGTTGCCTGGTCATCTGCTACGGATGACCAGAAAAACCGTGCACTTTATACCGCAACGGAACGACTTGATCGTGAGCGGTATCTTGGCGCGAGAGCAACTGACACGCAGGCATTGCAGTGGCCGCGCACTGGTGTTCGCAAGCCGGATACCTACATCAACACTTATGCGGTTGGTTTTCCGTTCAGGATCACCACAGATTATTTCACCGACACCGAGATCCCGGATCAGGTGAAAAAAGCACAGGCTGTGCTTGCTGTTTATTTGAACAACAACAAGGATGGTCTTGGCCTAAGTGGTCTTGATGATTACAAGAACGTTCAAATTGGTAGTTTGAACGTCACCCCAAATCAGTTTGGTGCTGTTGGTGCGGATCGTATCCCGCCGATGATTGAGCGTTATCTGATTGGCCTTAGAATTAGTGGACCTGGCAACATCGCCGTCAAACGGAGCTGATTATGGGTTACAAGTACCCTGGCGCTGAATACATCAGCGACACTGCCGCCCATACAGGTCGTTTTGGCAAGGTTGTTGCTCTTGAGGATTCTGTGATTGCCACTCTGAGTGCAGAGGACATTACAGGCAACGCTTTAACCGCTGTTGTGCTGAAAGCAGACTGTGAGATCTGCGGCGTGATCACTAGTGTCACGCTGACCAGCGGCTCTGTCATCGCTTATAGGCTCTGATCATGCCTCACAACAGCGTTGTAATTGACCCTGCTTATAGCATTGGCGCAGATTTTGTGAGCGACACAACAGCGCGCACTGGGCGTTGGAATCGAATCACTGTGCTTAAAAACAATACAAGTTTTAGTGCGATCACAGCAGAAAACTGGACTGGTAACAGTCTTGTTGGTGAAGGTTTACCGGCTGGGTTTGAAATTCAAGGCGTGTTTACTGCCTTCACTTTGAACAGTGGCGGTGCTGCTATCGCTTACAAGATCTAACCATGGCTAAATCTTTTGGTGGAACAAGCGCAATCAATTGGTCACTAGGCGCTGAAGTCATTAACGACACGGCAGTGCATACAGGAAGGTTCATGCACATTGACTTTTACGAAAGCAGCACGATCACTGCAATTGTCAGCAAAAACGTGATCAATGACAGCTTTGGTGGCGTGAGCGTGGATCAAGGCGCCCACTTGACGGGTTACTTCACCAGCATTCAGCTCCAGAATGGAGCTTGTATTGCTTATCGCATCTAATGGCACTTGCTGGATCGCTGCAAAAGGTTGCTAAAAAGGTTATCGCCAAGTTTGGCGGTGCCGTGACGTTTCGTTTTCTGAAGCCTGGCACCTATAACGCCGAGACCGGTGAGGTGCGTGCAACTGCTACGACGGCAAGCATCAAAGGCGTACTGGATGACGTACGTAGTTCTGAGACAAATGAGCTAGTGCGGTCTACTGACAAAAAGCTAACGGTTGCTGCGCTTGACCTTGACAGTGTGCCAAGCACTGACGATCAAGTTGAAATCAGCAGCGTGCGTTATCAGATCGTGCAGATCAACACGATTGATCAGGCTGGCACGGCAATCGTTTATAACCTGTTTCTGAGGGCATAGTTATGGCACGAGTTATCAAGCTAAATCAGATTGCTGATTTTATGGAAGGTCAAGTTGAGCAGCTTTTGCGTGCAGTTGTGTTGGAGACTGATTCGCGGTTAAAACTAGAAAGCCCAGTTGATACGGGTAGGTTCCGAATGAACTGGACAATTGGCGAGAATACTAACTCAAGCGAAAACATCCCTAAGGGTGATTACCGCGGACAGCCAGCACCGCCTAAAGGCCTCAATTACAGACCAGGCAATGAAAAGCTAGGCAATTTTTACAGTATTCACAACAATTTGCCATATGCGGAGCCACTGGCTGATGGCTATAGCCCGCAAGCCAAGGCAGGTTGGACTGATCTGATCGCCAAAGAGATGCAGAGCTATGCGCAGTCAGAATATGAGCGTATCAAGCGCAAGAGCTAATGGCAGCCGTAAACCTAAACACTGTTCGCGCCGTCATTGAAGAACGGCTAGTTGCAGAGCTGCAGAACACGCCACCTGTGCCGGTGGTGTTTCACAACATGGACTATGCGCCTGCCGTTGATGACTCGTGGGTTCAGTGCTTGGTTAGCTACGGGCAAAACGAATACCTAAGCCAAGGCCTCACTTCAGACTCAAGAAACCGTGTAGTCGGGATTCTTTTGCTGAACATTTTTACGCCGCAAGGCGAAGGTCCTGGCGCCAACTATGTGATAGCTAAGCGCGTAAGAGACCTCTACAATAGAGTCATCGTGTCGGGGGTTTACTTCGATGCAGCTAACGGCCCATCAGTATTGGCTTCGCCTGTACCCGAGGGCTATTTTCAAACTCAGGTCCGTGTGACCTTTGAATTTATCGAGGAACTCTGACCATGGCTACTCTTCGCGGTGAACAAGGCGCTGTTCAGTT